GACTCTCAAAATAGGTAAGAAATATTTCCGAATCAAAAATGTCAAAGCTACGGCATTACCATAAAATATTCGACACTTGTCCTTGGACAGAACTTCATCTTTCTTGCATGCTTTCGCTACAGGGAATGCTCTCTCTCCATTTCGGTAACAATTCTCACAACGATCAACTTCACCCATAACTTCAGGTGTAAATTCCCGATTCATACCCCATTCATCTTGAGCATCCATGTCAAGAATGTATTTACTCTTGGGTCCCGATAAAGGTAAACCAATAGCTGTAGACATCTTGATGGCGTCAATAAATTTAAGACCAACCCAACCATTTATGTTAGGTCGATCATTCAACGGAGCACAATTGAACCAAAGCTTGTTTTGGAAAAGCGGTATAACACTCCTCTTATAATCTTTAACCGCCAATTGTAGCAATCGATATTCATAAGGAGTTGCAGGAACCGCCAAATTTGCCAAACACGTTTGCCAGCCATACCAATCAGGCGACATTTTTGGGGGTCCCCATTTGTTGGGGACTCCTGTCACTTCAGTCACGGTTTCACTGACTTCAGTCACTCTCACTCTAGACACATACTTTGCACGTCCAGGACATTGGCCATAATACTCAACTTGTGAATTTTGTGGCATGTAATTGAGAGGACTCTTTTTGTGTGGCATACCAGGTGAGCATATCTTAACTCCAAGAACCTGCGGTTCAAACTTCTCCGCTGATCCTGTAATCAAAACTCCCTCACACTGGCGTATTTCTTTCAAAGCCTTAGTCAACTGTGGAACTGTTAATGATCCACTACATCCAATGGGTGAATCACATTGTCCACCCAAATGCAAACCAGAAATCACTGGTGCAGATGTATTTGCAATCAACACAGCTCCACACAATCCACTGAAAGTGTCCATAGACAAATTTGTATATTTATGTCCAATAAACTCACAACAAGTGAAAACCTTCATCAACTTAGCTGTTCCAGTGGCTTCCAATACTTCACCATTCTTCTGTCTGTAATACATATTGAATGGATGATTGGGCATATGATCTAGCGCAAAATATGGCACAATATCCTTAAACGATCCTCCAGTGCTTGAATAACACACCATAAAATCAGTTCCTGGTATATGCCAACTGCATTGCGGTGATAACCGCGTCGCAAACTTTCCGCCAGACGTTTCTGGATTTTTCTTTCTAAAGGTGACATCAATTGAATCAACCAATTTACCATCAATCTCGAAATAATGTCGTGGTATTATCACAACGTTCGATTTTATGAACAAACCGTTGACCATATAATTAACACCCTCATATGAAATCGTACCATAGACCAAATTTTTCAAAACAGCATTTTTCAACTGTTCCTTAGTCATAGTGCGATTCAAATCCGAAACTGGAAGCTCTCGAGGCAATACAGTAGTCCATGGACTCTTCTCTGCATCTCTCTGATCAACTTCCTCTTGTGTTTTAGGCTCCAATGAGCCCTGTGGATTCAACTTCTTCCAAGCAGCATACACCTTTGCCATAGCATACGCGGCACCAATTGAACCAGCTGCAGCCAAAACATATGGCATGTACTGATCACGATACGATCGCAAAATAGGAGAAATTGTGTTAGCATCCTCTAAATATTGCAAATACGTTTCCTTGGCCCTTGAAAAACGATAGAAAATGTATGTACCTGTACACGAAGCAAGATACACACATCCCCATCGACGTAGACGACCACGATTTGTGTACTTAACACAAGCACCAATCGCAGCAGTACCAACAGCCAATGCGTGCATGGCAATGCGTCGTTGCTGTCTTGCAACACGCCGTGAATCCAAAAAGAAAAGTGCATTCTCCACCAAAGGATTATGCAACCATTGAGAAGGAACCAATGAAACCCAATTAAAATACCTGTAAAATAATACCGCTTGGGCACGAATAGCCCCTGCAGCTCCTAATTCAAGCATTCTTGCGGGTCT